ACTCCCTTTAGGATATCAATAAATTCATACCTCATATTATACTTTTAATTATAAAAAAATTTGAATAAATTTGAATAAATTTGATATAAAGTTTTAAATTATAATATACATATAATGGATTTTCAACTTCTTGACATTGGTGACGATGATCATAATTTCAAATATAATGTTACTCTCTATGGTAAAAATGAAAACAATGAAAATATCGTTTGTCATATAAAAAATTATCAACCTTCATTTTATGTTAGAGTACCTAAAGATGATATATATGAATTTAAAAATCTTTGTGAAGTTTCTCTTAGACATTGCATTACAAAAGAAATTAAATCAAAAAATAAAGATATTGATGAAGAAGAACTTGATGAACAAGTCGGTAAGAAAATGTACTTTTATACAGATGAAAATTGTCCATATTATTGTGGAATGAAGTATAGTGAACTTTGTCAAAAAAAATCATTTTATAACTTTTCTTTTAGTGATGAAGATGAATATTTCTTCTTTTATAAACTAAGTTTTACAACAGCATTTAGTATGATGAAATATGTTAGTTCTATTAAAAATTATTATCTTTGGTTACAAACATTAAAAGAAGTTGAACCTGAAAATGATATATTCAAAAATAATTTCATAACCGAATGGTTACTATTAAAAGAAAAAAATTGTGATTGTGAAGCAAATCTTTATGAAGCTAAAACAAGTCCTATGTTGAAATTTATCCATGATACAAATATTAAATCTTGTGGTTGGATACATATTGATAAGGGGTGTTATAAATCACGTGGTGAACAAAAAATATTTAATTGCGAACATGAATATTATGATATTGATTATAAAGATATCAAAATTATTGATAAAGATGATATTGCAAATTTTAGAATCTGTTCTTTTGATATTGAGTGCGATAGTTCTCATGGGGATTTCCCAAATCCTAGAAAAGATTTCAAAAAATTAGCATCTGATACTTATGATTTTATCATCAAAAATAAAAATGTTGAAAAGAGTTTTATTATACTTATCATTGAATTGATTTTACATCAATCTTTTGGTATTGCTGAAAATAATAATATCGCAGACATTAATCATACAAACTGTTCTCATAAAATAAAATCTATTAAAGATTTCAATAAAAAAATTAATATTAAAGAATTAAAAGATGAATTTACAAAAACTACTATCTTTGATAATGTAGATGATTTCTTTAATACTAAAAATAGAAACAAATATATTAAAGAAATATGTAAAGTGTTTGATAAACATTTAAAATACATTGATAAAAAAGGTATTTATCATAATATTACAGTTGATGGTGATCCTGTTATTCAAATAGGTAATGTCTTTTATGATTATGTTAAAAAAGAATATAAAAGAGTTATTGTTGTTTATAAAGAAAATGTCCCTGAAGATCAAATCTGTGATCCACTTGATGATTATGATATTGAAATTATTAGATGTAATTCTGAAAGAGAATTACTTGTAAAATGGGCGGATATTATGTGCGATTATAGTCCTGATTATATTACTGGTTATAATATCTTTGGTTTTGATTTTAATTTTATTTGTGAAAGAGTAGATATACTATTTCCTTGTCCAACAGGACTATATGGATGTAAAGAATATAACAAATCAGTAGATCATTGTAAACATTGTCCTAAATCAAAATTTTATAAGATTGGTAGAATTCTACAAAATGATAAAGATAAATTTAGAAATAAAGAATGTAAAAGTATTGATAAAGAATTATCATCTTCAGGTTTAGGTGATAATATACTTAAATTTATTCAGATGGATGGTAGAATCCTGTTTGATATGCAAAAAGAAGTTCAAAAAGGTCATGCCCTTGAATCTTATAAACTAGATAATGTATCTTCTCATTTTATGAAAGGGAAAGTTAAAGTAAAAAAATCATGGAATAGAGCTTTGGATGGAAAGAAAGTATTTGTTTGTGATCTTGAAACTAAAAATTTAGGTTTCCTTAAAAAAGGTGATTATATCAATCTTAATATTTATACTAAATGGGGTAATTATAAATTTCAAGATAAAAAATACTTAATCAATAGTATTATACAAAAACAAAAAGTTATTAAGATTGTTTCTGATAAAGATCTATTAAAAGAAACTAAAAAAATTGTTGATTGCGAATATATTGAATGGTCTTTGGCAAAAGATGATATTTTACCACAAGATATCTTTGATTGTCAAAAAAATAATGATACATTAACTTTAACAAATGGTATTAAAGTTACAGGTCCTCAAGGCAGAGCGCTTGTAGCAAAATATTGTATTATGGATTGTGAATTAGTAATTCATTTAGTATTGTTATTGGATATTATTACTAATAATCAAAGTATGGCAACAGTTTGTTCTGTTCCACAATCATTTATATTCTTGAGAGGTCAAGGTATTAAAGTATTATCATTAGTTACAAAAGAATGTAATAAAGTAGAAAATAATATTCTTATACCGACTCTAAAAGCATTTGATCCTAATAATAAAGAAGGTTTTGAAGGAGCAATTGTTTTAGATCCGGTTCAAAGAAATACTACTGGTATGTATTTAGAAGATCCTATTGCTGTAGTTGATTATGCTTCTTTATATCCAAGTTCTATAATTGAAAATAACTTTTCACATGATACATATATTTGTACTGAAAAAGAATATTTAGAAAATCCAGAAAAATATAATAATTTTAAAGAAATTAAAGATTTTAAATATTCATGCGCCACATATGGTGATTATGAATTTACTGAAAAATTTAAGAAAGGTGATAATGTTGTTGTTAAAGAAATAAATGAAAAAAGAGTTATTGCAAAAGTAGAAAAATCTAAAGATGAAGAAGATGATACTAAATATTATTTAATGGAAGAAGATGATAAAAAATATATTGCTGAACAATTAACTAAAATTGAAGATAAAAAATGGGATAAAAATAAATTAGATACTGAAACGACATGTTATTTTAAGTCACAATTTAATAATTATGATGAAGAAAAAGGACCTAAATATGGAATTATTCCAAAGATTCTTAAAACTCTTCTTGATGAAAGAAGTGCTACAAAGAAAAGGATGAAGCAAGCAAAAACTGAAGATAAAAAGAAAGTATTAGATGGTTTCCAGTTATCTTATAAAATTACTGCTAATTCTGTATATGGTGCTATGGGTGCTAAAACAAGTGCTATCTTCTTTAAGAAATTAGCAGCTTGTACAACGGCAATTGGTAGACAAAGAATTTATGATGCTGAAAATGGAACAATTGAATGGGTAAATTCAGATGAAAATAATTTAATTTGTAAAGATGAAAATATTGTTAAAAAAGAGGATCGAGCGAGAATTGTTTATGGTGATACAGATTCGGTATTTATTAAGTTTTCAAGATATGATTTAAATGGTAATTTATTAACTGGACCAGATGCAATTAAACATTGTATTGAATGTGGGATAAAAGCAGGAGCATATGTAACTGATAATTATTTGAATTTAGCATTTAAGGGGTTAAAGTATCAGGGTGTTCCGATAGACAAATCTAAATTTAAAGGTCCTCAAGATTTAGAATATGAAAAAACTTTTGAGAATTTTATTCTTATAAGTAAAAAGAGATATATAGGTGATAAACATGAATTAGAATATTTAGAAGATCCTAAACGCACATCTATGGGTATTGTAATGAAAAGGAGAGATAATGCTCCTATAGTAAAATATGTGTATGGTAATTTATTGGAAATATTGATGAGAGAAAAAAATTTAGATAAAGCAAAAAAATGGTTAGATACAACATTAGATAATATTAATACAGGCAAGATGAGCAAAGATAATATTGATATGTTTGTAATTACAAAATCATTGAGAGGTTATTATAAAAATCCACAAACTATCGCACATAAAGTTTTAGCAGATAGAATAGCTGAAAGAGATCCAGGTAATAAACCAAAACCTAATGATAGAATACCTTATGCTTATTATGAATTAGAAGATGATAGATTATATGATTTTAAAAATAAATATAAGAGTGGTAAAAGAAAAGGTCAACCAAAGAAAAAAAATATTCTTCAAGGTGATAGAATTGAACATAGAGATTATATTTTAAAGAATAATCTAGCATTAGATTATAAGTTTTACATATCAAATCAGATAATGAAACCAGTGAAACAATTATTAGAAATTCAGTTGGATGAACCAACAATTGATGGAATATTTAATAAATATATCGCAGATTAAAATATTTATTTAATAATAAAATGATTTCTTTAATGGGTGGATCGACTAAATCTTTTTTGCCTCAAGGTGATAAAGTTCAAACATTTTTATTTATGCTTTTAATATTTTTAGTAAAAGTTTATTTAGTACAATTTTCCTATAATTACGTTGCTCCTAAATTAATAAAAGATTTTGGAAACAAGGACACAGATTTTTCAAAATTAACATTCACTCAATCTATCTTTTTAGTTATCTTAGCAAATAATTTATTCCGTTAAAATTTTTTTTGTAATATAAAAAAAATGAATTAATTTAATTAATTTGTTTAATTTCCTCAAAATTTTTTTCTAAATATATAATAAAAAATGGGAGGAGGATTGATGCAATTAGTAGCTTATGGTGCACAGGATATTTACCTTACTGGTAACCCGCAAATTACTTTCTTTAAGGTTGTCTACCGCAGACACACAAACTTTTCAATGGAAACTATTCAGCAAACCATTAACGGCGCATCAACACTTACTGATACTGAAGGAAGTGGAAGTGTCACTATTTCCAGAAATGGCGATTTAGTTCACAAAGTTTATGTTTCTGTAACAAATGCTGGTGTTATCAATGGTTCTAAAATCGTTAAATATGCCGAACTTGAGATTGGTGGTCAAAGAATTGACAAACATACTTCTGCTTGGAATGAAGCATGGAACGAACTTTCAACTCCTGAGTCAAAGGCGATTGGTCTTAAATCTATGCAATCTTGCATTGGGACCAGTGGCACCATACCGCCTACACATACAGTTATTTCCAATGAAATAAATCAGGTCCAGGTTCCTCTAAACTTCTGGTTTTGCAGAAACCCAGGACTTGCTCTTCCACTTATCGCTCTTCAGTACCATGAAGTTAAGATTAAGTTTGTATGGGGTGCTTTTTCTGATGTAGGCACCGCGACCGGTGCCTCCTGTGTTGTCATGGCAGATTACATCTACCTTGATACCGATGAAAGACGTAGATTTGCTCAGGTTTCACACGAATACCTAATTGAACAACTTCAAGAACAAAGTGGGACAACTCCTTCCGATGGTCGAGCTCTTAGTATGAAATTAAACTTCAATCACCCAGTTAAAGAATTAATCTGGACTTTACCTTCAGATGTTAAAATGAATGAAGTTGTTCTTAAGTTAAATGGTCATGAAAGATTTTCCAAACAAAGTGATGATTATTTCACTCTTAGACAACCATTTGATTACCACACTTCTGTTCCAAGACAGAATTTACCACTTGCTGCCCGTAAGGTTACAAGAATTCTTGATAATCAATCTCCTACAGTATTGCTGGATCCGACCACATATGCTAGGAGTTCTAATGATGTCACAACAATTAATTTTGCGGCTGGGGATTTAGATACCCTGGGTGCTATGGTTGTAGGTGATGTAGTTCTTCTTACTGTTACTGCTGCAGACACTGCTGTAGGTCTTGGGAGTGGGTCGAACGGATCCGAAGTTGGCACCAGTTTCATTGCATCTTTAACAGCGGCGTATGCTACTGGTACCGGCACCTCTATTACCTTTGCGAATGGTGCCCAAAGTTCAATAATCACCGCTAACACAAAACTCACAGCTCACGGAGATTCTGCTCACGCTTCTGATAAAATTGTAGTTTCTAAATTAAGTAATGGCACTTTTAACTCAGCCCGCACCTCCAAAGCAACCGACAGAATCGGTGTCTACTCATTCGCCCTCAAACCCGAAGAGCACCAACCTTCTGGAACCTGTAACTTCTCCAGAATTGACAATGCTGTATTAAGTGGTACAACCACCAAAAATGGCACTTCTGTCACAGTCTATGCCGTCAACTACAATGTCCTCCGTATCATGAGTGGTATGGGTGGTCTCGCATACTCTAACTAAATTTCTTATTAATCTAACTTATCAAGATAAATAATTATTTTCTTTTTTTTTTCATAATTTTATTCTAAATAAATTTAATTAATTTGTTTAATTTCTCTAAAATTTTTTTCTAAATATATAATAAAAAATGGGAGGAGGATTGATGCAACTTGTAGCTTATGGCGCACAGGATATTTACCTTACTGGTAACCCACAAATTACTTTCTTTAAGGTTGTCTACCGCAGACACACAAACTTTTCGATGGAGGCTATTGAGCAAACTTTTAACGGTAATGTTGCTGCCAATCAAAGGGTAAGCGCAACTATTTCAAGAAATGGTGATCTTGTTCACAGAATGTACTTGGCGGCTACGGGTCCCACGCACAACTACACAACGGGCACGATCCGAAATAATCCTGGTCACTTTGCACTTATTGACAATGTTGAATTAGAAATTGGAGGTCAGAGAATTGACAAGCAGAGTGCACAATGGATGGAAACATGGGCAGAGTTAACTGAACCGAATCCAACTGGGGCTACAACGAATCTCAGCGTAGGCATGGCGGCGGGGAACTTTACTAAATTTCAAAAGATGGCTGCTGCTGGCGGTTGTACCTCCGCCGACGCCGGGGACGGCGTTGGATTAATTCACGTCCCACTTCAATTCTGGTTCTGCAGAAATCCAGGTCTTGCATTACCACTTATTGCTCTTCAATATCATGAAGTTAAAGTTATCTTGACTTGTGGCGCTCTCGAAGGATTCACCCCAAGTTCAGTTCAGTTATGGGCCGACTACATCTACCTTGATACCGATGAAAGAAGAAGATTTGCTCAAGTATCACATGAATACCTCATCGAACAGGTACAAGAGGAATCTGTCGCCGATAGTTCTACAGAAAAATCACTTAATTTTAATCATCCTGTTAAAGAATTAGTTATTTCAGGAGACGCACCGAGTGGAGTACTCACATTACCTTTCACCGGTAATTTAGGTCTTAAGTTAAATGGTCATGAACGTTTTGCTCCAAGAGATCCCAAGTATTTCACCAGAGCGCAGGTATGGCAACACCACACAGGATACGGTGGCGTTGTAACTGATTCGATCGCAGTTTACTCTTTTGCCCTCAAACCTGAAGAACATCAACCAAGTGGAACTTGTAACTTCTCAAGAATTGACAATGCTGTATTAACTGCCACTTTCGCTGCTGCTAAAATCTACGCCGTCAACTACAATGTCCTCCGTATCATGAGTGGTATGGGTGGTCTCGCATACTCTAACTAAATCTTTTGTAAGTAAATAGTAATAATATTTTTTTAAGATTTTCTTATTATGAATAAATTTAATTAATTTGTTTATATTTTCCAAAATTTTTTTCTAAATATATAATAAAAAATGGGAGGAGGATTGATGCAACTTGTAGCTTATGGCGCACAGGATATTTACCTTACTGGTAACCCACAAATTACTTTCTTTAAGGTTGTCTACCGCAGACACACAAACTTTTCGATGGAGGCT